AGATTCCACAGAACAGGAATCAAAAAGGTAGATGACAATCGTCACTATCACTCAGACAGGGGCGAAATTGAAGCGTATGCCCACTGTATCTTTTTGGAATATAAGTGTTTTAAACCGACTATTCCTATTATAACCCTAATCAGAAGATCTAGAACCAAAAAGGATTCTGTTACATTCAATGGAATCATAAAGGTATTCGGTGACGATCCTAGAAACAACTTCGCATTACCCCTACTAGCCAGAAAGATCCTAACCTGGGAACGTAAATACAAGCAATATGTTTGACCTAAATATACAAGTAAAGTATAATTAGGTTATTATGGCTGATAAACAAGTTAAAGACAAACAACTAATTCCAACTGCATTTGGTCTTGCGGATGGAAAAGACATCTCACTCAGAGATCTAACGACAGTAGTTAATAACAAACTAGCGTCTAAAAGCATGAACCTAACTTTAGGTGTAAAGAATGCATGTAAATATCTCTTCGATAAATCTCTAGCTGGAGAAGAATCTTTCCCTATGAATCAGGGAACTTTAACAGAGCAAGAATACAACATTATCCTTAAAGACTTCGGTGAAATAACTGGAGCTGCGTTTATGTTGGCCAAATTTAAGGACAAGTATAAAGCAGTTAAATTTCCAGTTGGTAATGAGAAACTGGTAGATTACATTCTGGTAACTAAAAACGGAGCAGAAGAAAAGTTTTCTGCCAAAGCTGGTCAGGGTGGTAAACCATCAATCACATCTGTCATGCCAGTCATCGAGAAGTTGATTAGAGGTGGTCAGCTTGATAGAAAATTTCAGCCAGCATCATGGGTTCTTTATCATCTAGCCACAGAAGAAAAGAATGGTCTTTATTGGGGACCATTGAAAGCTGCGGAATATTTAAAAACATCTGGGTATGTGAAACTAATAGAACTGCTGAAGGAAAAGTCTCTTCAGACTGGATATGTTAATGGGTTACCGACAGAACAGCAGTTGGAAAAGGCAGTCGTTAACACTGGCAGTTATGATGCGTTCGTTAAAATTTCCAAGAAGTATTACGATGCAGCTGGTTATGGTAGTATGAACGTAGCTGTGACTCAAAGAATTATGGATAAGTCATATGCTAAAAAGCGTTATGGACTTCTACATTACCCGATTACAGCTGAGATAATCAAGTGGTTGAACACTGATTCAAACCACGCCAAAGAGCTCCTAAACATGTCTGCCAGCACCCTTACAGTGACTCAGATTTACTTGGATATAAAGCAAAAGAACTTGGTCTACACAGTGAAAGGTTTCTCTGATGCAACCTTCCAGTTCGGCTCTCCAAGCTCTGCGCCATACCCGACCAATAACCGTGTCGGCTTTACCATGATTAAGGCTCCAAAGGCGACTACAAAGGTTTAAATAACCTTACTGGTGGTAGGGTTATTAACAAATTGCTTGACAATAATTCAATAATAAGGTATAATAAAGTATGAAGTTGAAAAGTCTAAAGGGTTACATAGTTGAGGAAAAGAATACTCACATGGAACACCTAGAAGATTTAATCTTTAACGAGGGTTCTGCTGGAACTAAAAAAGCAATCAACTTTATAAAAGATCTTCGTGACATGTTGGCTGGTCACTCGACTTCTAAAATCACAGCAACAGTAAAGTGGGATGGTGCTCCAGCAATTTTCGCTGGTATTGACCCACGTGATGGTAAATTCTTTATCGCTAAAAAGGGTGTGTTCAATAAAGAACCAAAGATCTATAAAACCAATAAAGAAATTGATGCAGATACAACTGGCGATCTAGCAGTAAAGTTTAAAGTAGCCCTAGCTGAGTTAAAGAAACTCGGTATCAAATCTGGTGTATATCAGGGAGACTTAATGTTCACCAAATCTGATCTTAAGAAAGAAACAATCGAAGGTCAGAACTACATAACTTTCCATCCAAATACAATCGTTTATGCTGTTCCAGAAAACAGCGACCTAGCCAATAAAATCAAACAGGCTAAGATTGGTGTTGTTTGGCATACCACTTATACTGGTGACTCTTTTGAAACGATGAAAGCGTCTTTCGGTAAATCAATCGTTCAACACCTTACTCCAGTTTCCAGCGTTTGGATGGACGACGCCAACTATAAAGATTACTCTGGAACTGCAACATTCACTGCTGCAGAAACTACAGTTCTGAATGGTCTTATTACTAAAATACAGGCTAAGTTTAATAATATCAAAGCTGAAGCAATTGACGCTATCAGTGAGAACGAAGAACTTCTTCTTCAAATTAAAACATACAACAATACAAAGATTCGTTCTGGAGAAGGTTTCGTTGATACTAAATCCCATGTTAAGGGATTGTTTGACTACATCCATGCCAAACTAGAACCAAAACAAAAGACAGAAAAAGGTAAAGCTGCAGGGGAAGAAAAGCGTAAAGCTGTATTGCGTTATTTCTCTGAGCATAATCCTCAAGACATTCAGGCTATTTTCGACCTAGTTAATCTGATGACAGAAGCCAAAGATATGATTGTTGCAAAGATGAATCAGGCTGGTCATATATCTACATTCCTTAAAACTACCAATGGATTTAAAACCACTGGAGTTGAGGGTTTTGTTGCAATTGATCACTTAAAAGGTGGTGCAGTTAAGGTTATTAACCGTATGGAATTCAGTCGTTCCAACTTCTCAGCTGATATTATCAAAGGATGGCAAAGATAAAAATCGCTAAATAATAGGTTGAATAATAATTTTATAGATGGGTCCAATGAAGAAATACAAACAACTAATAAAAGAACTTCCATCAAAGAAAGTGGTATTCGCTTTTGGGCGATTTAACCCACCTACGACTGGTCACGAACTACTAGTGAAGGTAGTTAAAAAATTGGCATTAACTCATAATGCCGATCATGCAATCTACGCTTCAAAGACCCAAGACTCTAAAAAGAATCCACTATCAGTGGATAAAAAGGTTCACTACTTGAACCTTATGTTTCCTAATACTCACTTCGTTCCAGCGAATAATGATATTAGAACATTTATCGAAGCAGTAAAACAACTAAACAAGAAGTATAAAAACCTAATTATGGTTGCTGGTAGCGATCGTGTTCCAGCATATAAAGAACTTCTTACAAAATACAACGGTAAAGACTTCAACTACGATACGATCGAGGTAGTCTCTGCTGGTGAGCGTGATCCAGATGCCGATGATGCAGCTGGTATGTCAGCTACAAAAATGCGTGCCCTAGCAGTTAAGGGTGATTATAAACAATTCAAAACTGGACTACCATCTTCTATTCGTGATATCGATGGTCGTCGCCTAATGAACGACATTCGTCAGGGTATGGGTTTAGAAATTGTTAAAGAACAAATTAAATTTACTGTCGATGAAGTTCGCGATAAATATCATAAAGGCGAGATCTATCATGTTGGTGAGTTCGTAGAAGTTAATGAACATCGATATGAAATTTTAGATCGTGGCTCCAACTATTTGGTTCTAGTTGATTCATCTGGAAATACTTCACGCAAGTGGATACAAGACGTAACTCTATCTGATAATCAGATTAAAGAAGATGTGTCAGTTGGTTATGCTCCAACTGAAATTACATTTAAAGGTTACACGACAAAGAATTTTAATAAGACTGCCGATGCTGCTAAAGCATTTCAAGATACTATCTCTCGCGCATCAGAGAAAGATCCAGTTGCAGTTCTTAATGCATTAAAAGCCACAGATACATATATGGGTATTAACGACCGACATATCTCTGGCGAAGAATTAACTGATGCTGAGATTTCTGATTGGAAGTCAGCAAGAGAAAAAGCAAAAGAATCTCTACAAAGAGTTGGTGAGTTTGATCACCACAGAGATTACTGGCATACTCATGAAACTGAGTTACAGGGATTACTAACAAATTACGACACAAGCGGACAAGGCGAAATGAACGAAGAACTTACCGATAAGACACTAAGACCAACAGATAAGATCAAGGTAGCACGTATCATCGCTACTATGCTTGGTGTTGATAAAGTTGAAGGAACATCAAATCCAGAGATGCTAGTTAACACTGCTTTGCGTAAAGTGAAAACTAAAGCACTTAATCCAGAAGGATATAAGATTCTTGATAAGATGCTAACTCTAGCTACTGAAGTTGGTATTAACTACGATGCAACTCTCAAACCATCAAAGTTAAAAGAAGCATCTGTTGCTAAAGTAGATACTACTAAAGACAATAACATTGCTGGTTCTATTATGTCTGATGAAGACATGAAGAAACTAACTGCCATGACTAAGAAACATGGCCACACAATGGCACCGAATCAGTCTGAAACTGTTCGCGCAATGAAAATTAAACAGCATCTCGGAGAAGGTAAAACTGCTCTTGAGAAGTGGAGAGCTGCAGCTGCCGAGCGTCAAAAGAAACATGACGCAATCGAAGCTGAACATGAGAAGAAGAAAGCTAACTTCGAAGTAGAGTTTAAGAAGTGGCAAAAAGAAGTTCATGGCGACAAACTAAAAGAATCAGCTGCTCATGACGAAGGTCATAGAGATCGTTGGTATCATCGTAAACCAAACTCTGGTTATGCTTCTGGTTCTCAAGAGCATAAAGATTATATGGATGCTTATACTGGCAGACATAAACAGAAATTATCTGGTGTTAAAAAATTCGGCAAAGATGGTAAAGAAGTTGTTACTGAATCTCATGTAGAATTCCGTATTGATCATCGCGACAAACCAACTGGTGATACTAAATCAACATTCGCTGACCATGAAGCTAAAGTATCTGACACTACAGATAAAGCAACTTACGTAAAAGTTCCTTCTCATAAGGCAGATTCTTTTAAATCAGCAATGAAATCTAAACACGGAACACGTGTAGAGTTAGCTGAGGGATTTCCTATGTCTGATCTACCAAATCCAGATAGAACTGACAAAAAAGGTAACTCATATAATCCACACAGAAAAGAAAAAACTGCAGACGATATAAAGCGTATTAATGCAGCTAAGAAACGCGAAGAAAAACACAAAGGGTTGTATAAAACGCAATCACCTTCTCAACGTAATAATACAGTTAAACAATATTTGGATCTGGTTAAACATATCGGAGAAGAATCTGAATTAGAAGAATCTCGTAATGAAGCTGACAAATATTACGACGAAGCAGAAAAGCATAAACAAGAAGCCAAGAAACATAAGGTTGGTACTGAACAACATCACTACCATATGTCTAATCACTATGATGCAATGCATCGTTATCATAGCGACATTGGTCAACATAGTGCAGCAGAAAAGGCTGCAGATAAAGCAGAAGAACACCATGATAAATCTTTACAGGCTAGCAGTAAAGGTTTAGCTGAAGCTGCTGAGCAACCAGTTGAGATGGATCAAACAGAAAAGAATCTAGAAGATCAATTAATGGCTGAGTTAGAATTAACTGATGAACAAATTGATCACATTGTTGATTCTGCTCAAGAAGATGACTTCATCGAAGAGTACGAAGATGAAGAGTTGGCAGTTATCGATGACGAAACTGGAGAAGAAATTCCAGAAGAAGAATGTGGTTGTATGCATGAAGAGAAACTAATGGAAGTTCTCTCTCGTTCAGAGCGTATGCGTGCTAAGGTTCGTTTCGCCAAAACTAAATCTAAACGTGAACGTCGTGCTCAAATCGCAGCAAGAACTCATGCTTCTACAGCTGTAGTAAATAAAAGAGCTCGTAGATTGGCAATCAAACTAATGAAAAAACGTCTATTGCGTGGTCGTAATGTCAATAGTCTTTCAGTTGGTGAGAAAGAAAGAATTGAACGTGTTCTTCAAAAGCGTAAGCAGGTTATCGGACGTGTTGCTATGAAGTTAGCACCAAGGGTTCGTGCCATTGAGAAAGCTCGTTTATCCCACACAAAATTTACAAAGGGAACACCTAATGTTGCATTTTAAAGAATACCTTTCAATACAAGAAAGTGCAGATACTGGTTTAGCTGCTAAAGCTAAAAAGTCTGGTATCTCTATTGGAACACTACGTAAGGTATATCGCCGTGGTGTTGCAGCATGGAACTCTGGTCATCGTCCAGGAACTACTCCGCAACAATGGGGTATGGCTCGTGTAAACTCTTACATTACTAAAGGTAAGGGAACCTACCATGGTGCCGATAAAGATCTACGCGAAGAAGAAATCCTAGAGGGTGATACTAGCAATCTACCACGTGTATCTAAAGATAAAGAATCTGGTTTGCCAAAGAAATATGTCGCTGGTCTTTCTGCTTCAACAGCAAAGGCGAGAGCAGCACACTGGAAAGAAAAAGATAAGTTAAGCGATAGCGATCCACGTGCTTATGAGCCAGCACCTGGAGATGCAAACGCCAAGACTAAAGAATCAAAGCATACTAAAAAGTATAGAGAACTTTTCGGTGAAGAGTTTGACGAAGAACTGTTCGAAGCATGCTGGGTTGGATATAAGCAAGTAGGAATCAAAAAGAAAGGCGACAAGATGGTGCCTAACTGTGTTAAAGAAGATTCTGAATTAGATGAAGCAGCTGTTGATGCCAAGGGTCATAAAAGTTCTACTGGTGGTTTGACACAAAAAGGTCGCGATTACTACAATAACAAGTATGGTAGTAATCTTAAAGCACCAGTTACTACTAAGCCATCTAAATTAAAACCAGGAAGCAAAGCTGCGAATCGTCGCAAGTCTTTCTGTGCTCGTATGAGTGGAGTAGATGGTCCAATGAAAGATGAGAAGGGTCGCCCAACTCGTAAGGCTCTTGCTCTTAGAAAGTGGAACTGCTAATGGCTAAACATTACATAGACGACTTTAAACTAAATGTATCACGTGGTGTAGTGCAGGGAACTACACAGGTTCATGTTTTAGGTTATAATCCAGATATTGACCCCAGTTCAGATCCAGAAACTGTTTGGTTCACTGGTGGTGCTTATCCATGGGAAGCGTTATCTACAGCAAAAACTTTGCATATAACATCAACAAGTTCTTCTGATACAATGGGACTTGTTATAACTGGTCTAAATACAAATTTCGTACAAGTTACAGAAACAATAACATTAACAGGAACAACACCAGTTGTTACAAGCAATCAATATTTAAGAATTAATGATGCATACACATTAAATGGTGTTAATGTTGGAACTATTGACATGAGAGTTGATAGTAACTCTGGCACTATTGTTGACTCTATTGCTCCAGGATACGGTCAAAATACAACTGGGATTTACACAATACCAGCTGGTAAAGTTGGATATCTGTATGCTGGTGACGCCAGCGTTGGTATGAACAAACAAACGACTGTTGTTTTTAGAATGAGATTAGTCAATGGTAGTTTAAGGGTTGCTCATATTGCCGAGATCAGTAATGGTGCGTATCGATACGACTTTCACTTTCCACAGATTTTACCAGAAAAAACAGACATCGAGGTGTATGTTATTAATACACAAGATCAAAACACCAGAGTAGCATGTAATTTTGACATCGTTTTGCTGGATAAACCGATCGTAACTCAGGGTGGAACAGGTATACCTGATCCAGTCGTTTAAGGAATAGTATGGAAGAATTGAAATTATCTCTTAAGATTGCTTTAGCCAATACGTTTGTTATGTATTATAAAGCACAATCTTATCATTGGAATGTAGAAGGAATTAACTTCTCTCAATACCATGACTTCTTTGGTGATATCTACCAAGAAGTTTATGGATCTGTTGATTCTATGGCAGAAGAACTACGAGCATTAAATGAATTTGCTCCACACAGTTTGATGGATCTTTATACATACAAAACAGTTCAAGAAGATGATACGTTACCAACTTCAGTAGTTGATATGCTTTCTTCTTTACAGGTTGCAAATCAAGAAGTTATTGACAGCCTAAATAATTTGTTCACGAAATCTAACGAACAGAACGAGCAAGGGTTAGCTGACTTAGCAGCTACTAGATTAGACGCCCATAAGAAGCATGCTTGGATGATTCGTTCTAGTTTAAAGTAATAGGAAAATAAGATGGTAAAGAAATTTAAAGAATTAATGTCTGAAGTTACAACTGACAAGAACATTCAGGAAGCAGATGAAATTCAATCATCTGACTACAAGCTATCAGCTTCTGGCAAAAAAGTTAGAGCTAAACATATCGTGTTTCATAGTCAAGACGATGACACAAAAGAAGATAAGAAGGAAGATATGAAAGAGGAAACTCTAGTAGAAGCAACAGTTGAAACTAAAAAGTATTCATGGGGAACTATGAAAACAGTTCATCATGGTGCTGACTTCTCTATTCCTCTACACCCAGAACACCATAAAGCTATTGCTAAACTAAAAGACGAACAAGAACATCACTTTAAAGATGAAACTGGTCGCCACTGGACTGCTCGTCGCAAAGGTGACGAAGTTCACTTTCAGGGTGCCAATGGTGGTAACTCTACAAAAGTTAAACATTCTGACCTTAAAGAAGAAAAACTTTCTGACGATGAGATGGCTGAGCGTGAACGTATCGTTAAGGGTATGAAGAAAAACCTTCAATCTTTCAAAGACAAATATGGCGATCGTGCTAAGTCAGTTATGTACGCTACTGCTACTAAGTTAGCAAAAGAAGAAGTTCAACTTGATGAAGCTAACCATCGTGAGTTTGCTTCACAAGGTAAGATGCATCCAGATATGGCTAAACATATGACTGTTGGTTCTCATATGGATTACTACGAGCCAAAGACTGGCGACAAAGTTCATGGTAAAGTAATTAAGAACGATGGTAAAGAAGTTCATGTTAAACAATCTCATGATTCATATGACTCAAAGAAAGTTGGATCTATGCACAAATTTAAAGTTTCTTCTAAATTAGAAGAAGGACGTATGAAAGATATTGCAACTAATGCTGAAGAAGATAAGCGTTTAGCTGATTTAGCGAAACAAAAAACTGTTAAAGAGTGGTTAGAAACAATCGGCTCATTGACTGAAGAAGAACAATTTGAGTTCTTCGAAGCTGTTCAGAAAGCTGACATTCCAGCTTATCTGCGTAAACAAAAGGGCGAAGCACCATTAACTCTTAAGGACTTAAAGCGTACAGATACTATCTCTGACAAAGAGAATCTTGCTAAACTACGCAACGAAGCACTAAAGGGTGATCAACATAAACTTGATAAAAATAAAAATGGTAAATTAGATTCTGACGATTTTAAAAAACTTCGCAAAGAACAATTTGAAAACGGAGAGGTAGAAACTTCTATGAGATCTTATAAAGACTTCGTTCAATCATTGAACGAGTATAATAGTAAAGATGGTGTTTATCGTCACAAAGGTAATTACGGTGGATCACACCAAGAGCCAGAAGATGACGATGAAGATGATAAACCAAAAGCAAAACCACAGGGCGAAAAGCGTGGTCGTGGAAGACCAAAGGGTGCTGCTTCTGGTGCTAGACAAAAGGGAACTGTAGCTAAAAGAAAAACTGATGGCGCAGACTACACTGGTTACAAAGTACACTTGCCAAACAATAACAAGTAAAACTAAGGAGATTTAAACATGGCATTATGGGGAAAAACAGACGCTAACGGCAGCAAACCAAAATTTTTGAATGCAGCTGACGCAGCGAAAGCAGTTTTTGTTTCTGCTGAAGAAGCAATTCTAAAGACTAACAAAGACAAAGGTATCACTGGAGCAGGTTGGTGGTTAGTATCAGAGTATACAGATTCTAATGGAACAAATCGTTATAAAGCTGAGAATTTAGTTGCTATCACTGTAGCAAACTCAGTTTCTGGTGACGCAGCTGATGACGCTAAAGTATCTGATGTTGAAGTTACTATTACAATTAGTGCTCAGCCAACTAATGAATATTACTGGGAAGAAAATCCAGCTACATTCGAAGTCACTGCAACAGCATCATCTGGTAGTGTTACATACCAGTGGCAAAAGAAAGCAGTAACTGAAGGTGCACGTTGGACTAATATTCCTGGAGCAACATCTGCGACATACACTGCAACTGACATCCAAACATCAGCTGATGACAACACTTATTTCCGTGTTGTACTAGGTTCTACAAGTGGTGCTGTTAAAGTAACTTCTAACGAAGTTCGTGCTCGTTACGACTAATAAATAAAGTTGGAGAGGGGAAATTCTTCCCCTCGTTTTTACAATGGAATATTATGTTAAAGAGTAACAATTGATGCATGAAACTTTAAATGAATCTAATTTTTTAGTGTTCGCGATGCATCATTATGACAACCCGCAATGTCATAATATAGCTGAATTTGAAGATGATATTAAAAAATTCATCTACTTAAAGAAGTTGATATATCGTTATAAAAATACTGGAGAATTAAGAGAGCGATTAATAATTAACCATATTATTGTTTTATATAATATCTTTGGCGATGCTGCAACAAAGATGTTATTCTACAAAATAGAACAACCACTATGGGTAGAGTTAGTCACTTTCTTAGTTTTTCTAAACAGAATGCCAGAAGAAGTTCCAGAATATGGAATTAAACTTTCTGATATAAAATTAGACGAATCAATAATTGCAGTCTTAAGGAAGATATGAGTAGATTAGTAGACAACCTGATAGCTTATCGAATTCTATCTATGTTGGTAACACCATTCGCTGATACTAAAGCGTTTAAGCTAGGTATTATTGACGATAAAGGTAAGAACCTTAAGAAAGCAAGCACACTAAAAACTTCTGAAGAAAAAGATTCATATACTTATCTTCATCGTTTAGTTTTCAATATGAAAAAAATCATCAACAAACTTCCTGGTGGTGATACTAAACTAAAAAACATTATCGCTGCATTATTCTTAGTTAAAGAGTACTACGAAAATAGTGATAGAACCACTTCTCTTATGGAAGAAAAATACATTAGACTTCTAGAGAAAGTCGATAGTGGTGTAGTTTTAGTTGAAGAAGAAATTCTGGTTAAGAAATTCTTGGCTAACCCGATTCTTGAAGATGGTGTTGCCAATGTAACTGGTGGTGCCGTTGCAACTGACACTCCAGCTCCACTAAAGAAAGACGTAGCAAAATACAAACAAATGGTTCGTCATAAGAAACCAGTGGCAGGTGTCTAATGTGGATGTTATCTTTAATTCCAGACAGTGTTTTACTGTATGTTATTAATGGCGTCCTGATTGTTGGATTAGTTGGTACTGCTGTATCAACATTATTTAAATTTGCGATTCGTTTTATCCCATGGATTATACCATACAGAACAATTTTACAGGTTGTTAGTATTGTCCTTTTGGTTGTTGGCGTTTATCTCCGTGGTGGCTATGGTGTAGAAATGTCATGGAGAGGTAGAGTTGCTGAAGCAGAAGAAAAGGTTCGTGTAGCTGAAGCTGCTGCTAAAGAAGCTAACTCTAAGTTAGAAACCAAAGTGGTTGATCGTGTTAAAGTTGTTAAAGATGTTCAAATTGTTATTCAGGAAAAAATTAAATTGATAGAACAGAAAGTTGACGCTGAATGTAAGATTGCTCCAGAAGCAATTGATTTGTTAAATCAAGCAGCAAGAAAACCAGAGGTTAAGAAATGAAACTTCTTGCCCTAATTCCTGCTATCTTATTAACTGGTTGCTTAGTCACACCAGTAAAACAAAAATTCCCAGAAGTTCCTAAAGAACTAATGGTGGCATGTCCTGACTTGAATGAGGTTCAACCTACAACAAAGTTGAGTGATGTGATTACTGTAGTAAGTAAAAATTATTCAGAGTACCATGAGTGTCGTATCAAAGTTGATATATGGATTGAATGGTACACAACGCAACGAGAAATTTTCAATAAATAAAAAGACATGGAAACTGAAAGAATAGCTAAATTGGAAGCACAAGTAGAATCCATCAAAGAGGATATTGTTGAAGTGAAGAATGATATTAAAGAAGTTCACTCAAGAATAACAACATCCAATAGAGAAATCGTTGACAAAATTGACGATATGCAAACACGCATCGAACATAAGATGAATGCTAATGCTGCAATATCTCAACAACAACATGAAACAATTCGCAAAGACGTTGTTGAAGATATGGAAAAGATGGACAAACGTATTGGTTCATTGGAGCAGTGGAAGTGGTATGTTATCGGTGGTGCTGCAGTAATAGGTTATTTAATTGCACATCTCGGAGATATTGTCAAGTTTCTGAAATAAATTTGCTTTTTATTATGATTAAGAGTAAAATTATTACTCTAGTGGAGTTATTATGTTATATATTGATGCTAAATTTGCAAGTATCTTGGGTTCACGTCTAAGAAACTTCAAACAAAAAAACGATTACCTTTGGAATTATTCTTGTCCTGTCTGTGGAGACAGTTCTAAAAATAAACTAAAAGCACGTGGTTACATTTATCGGAAGAAATCCGATTTATTTGTGCGTTGTCACAACTGTAACTATGGAACAAACATCGGCAGCTTCATTAAGTATGTCGATCCAACTTTATACGATGAATATGTTTTGGAACGCTATAAGTCTGGTGCCACAAAACACAATGATCACAAAGAAGTCTCAGAAATAATCCCAGAACCAGCTACTCTTGAGTTACTGGAAGATGATATCCTTGAAGGGTTGTCTCGACTAGATACTCTAGATGTAACACACCCAGCAGTTTCTTACCTAATCAAACGTAAGATTCCCCGTGATAAGTGGCATCTACTGTATTTCGCACCTAAGTTCAAGAAGTTTACTAATAGTGTAACTGCGAAATTTCAAGAGCCAATTGTGGATGAACACCCAAGGATGATTATCCCATACTTCACTCCAGCTGGTAAGTGTTTTGCGTTTCAGGGTAGAGCTTACGGTGCAGAGGAACCTAAGTATTATACAATTAAGGTTGATGAGACGGAAGAAAAAATTTATGGCTTGGATCGTGTCGATTATTCAAAAAGGATTTATGTGGTGGAAGGACCAATTGACTCTCTTTTCCTTGGAAATGGAATCGCCGTTTCAGGATCAAGTTTTGACACCCCAGTTATACGTTCTTTGTTGTCTAACGCAACCATCGTAATGGACAACGAACCACGCAATAAAGATATTGTAAGGCAACTTGCCAAATATATTGATTTAGGGTATAATGTATGTATATTCCCTGATTATGTCGAAGAAAAAGATATTAATGATATGATTTTATCTGGTAAAACACAGGATGAAATTCTTGAATTGATAAATACAAACACCCACCATGGGATTGAAGCAAAATTGAAATTTAGTTTATGGAAGAAGGTATGAAAGTAAAACTCATTAGTTATAGCAAACCATCTCGTCAGATGTATGATGAGGGTTTAATTGATGTGCAGGAATTGGTTGCGTTCTGTGCACGTGTAAGTAACCCAAGCAATCAATTCAATACAGATACATCAGAGAAGTTGATTAAGTACTTAATTAAACATCAACACTGGTCGCCACTAGAAATGGTCAGTGCATGTTTAGAGATTGAAACTACTCGTGACATCGCAAGACAAATCTTGCGTCACCGCTCTTTTTCGTTCCAGGAATTCAGTCAGCGATATGCTGATCCAACAAAAGACTTATCTTTCGTTCTTAGAGAAGCCCGACTTCAAGATACGAAGAATCGTCAAAATAGTGTTGAGACCGATAATCCTGCTCTGCAGGCATTTTGGGAAACTCAACAGAATAGAGTTCTTGATGCAGCGAAGAGTGCCTATGAGTGGGCGATTCAAAATGGTATTGCGAAAGAACAAGCAAGAGCAGTATTACCAGAAGGACTTACTGTTTCTCGTTTATACATGAATGGAACATTGCGTAGTTGGATTCACTTTATAGAACTCCGATCTGGCAATGGTACACAAAAGGAACACCAAGAAGTCGCACGTGCGTGCGCAAAGGTAATTGCTGAGGTATTCCCCTTGGCAAATGAATTAGTAAAACTATAATAAAAAATTGGGGCAAAGAAATATGAATGACATTGTGCATGGCATAAAGGTAGATTATTCTCGTGATGCGTTATTTGACGAGTTAGGTAAAATAAGATTAAAAGAAAGTTACATGAAGGATGAAGAAGTATCGCCACAAGAAAGATTCGCTTACGTTAGCAGCAAATTTGGTAGCAATCCAGAACATGCGCAAAGATTATACGATTATTCCAGCAAGCACTGGCTTAGTTACTCAACACCTATTCTCTCATTCGGAAGAAGTAAACGAGGACTACCTATTTCATGCTTTCTTAACTACATCGAAGACACAGCAGAGGGACTAGTTGATAATCTTTCTGAAACTAATTGGTTATCTATGCTTGGGGGTGGCGTGGGCATTGGTTTTGGTATCCGTAGCGCAGACGATAAGTCTACTGGAGTTATGCCACACCTCAAGATGTACGACGCATCGTCGCTCGCTTATCGTCAGGGACGCACTCGTCGTGGGTCTTACGCTGCTTATCTTGATATTAGTCACCCTGACATTATTAACTTTTTAGAGATGCGTAAGCCAACTGGTGACCAAAATATGCGTTGCCTAAACTTACACCATGGTATTAATATTCCTGATGCGTTTATGCAAATCGTTGAGCAATCAATGATCGATCCAGATTTTGATGACTCGTGGAATCTAGTTGACCCAGCGTCAAACGAAGTTCGTGAAACTGTTTCTGCCAAAGAAATGTGGCAACGAATTCTTGAAATGCGTATGATGACTGGTGAACCATACATTCACTTTATCGATGAATCTAATCGTAAACTACCACAATGGTTGAAGGATAAAGGTTTAAAAGTTCATCAATCAAATCTCTGCTCAGAGATTATTCTACCAACAAATGAAAAACGAACAGCTGTATGTTGTCTATCATCTTTAAATTTAGAATACTATGACGAGTGGAAGAACGATACTAATTTTCTTGCTGATGTTGCAGAAATGCTTGATAATGTTCTTCAGTATTTTATTGATAATGCACCTTCCTCAATCAAACGAGCGAAGTATTCCGCAATGCGAGAAAGAAGTATTGGTATCGGTGCGTTGGGTTGGCATGCCTACTTGCAAAGAAACAATCTTCCATGGGAATCATCACTAGCAGTGGGTAAGAATAAACAAATCTTTAAAAACATTAGAGAGAAATTAGATGCTGCAAACAAGAAACTTGGTGTCGAAAGAGGTGAAGCTCCTGATGCGGTTGGCACTGGAAATCGCTTTAGTCATCTTATGGCTATTGCTCCCAATGCTTCTTCTTCAATCCTTATGGGCAATACCAGTCCTTCTATTGAACCTTATCGTGCCAATGCGTATCGCCAAGATACTCTATCAGGCTCGCATTTAAATAAGAATAGATATTTGGACAAAATTATTCAAGATAAATCAAAAGAACATAAAGAAGATTGGGCTGAAGATGTTTGGCGTTCAATCATCGCCAACGATGGGTCTGTTCAACACTTAGATTGGATGGATGACTGGACCAAAGATGTATTTAAAACATCAATGGAAATTGACCAGCGTTGGGTTGTTCAACATGCTTCTGATAGACAAGAATACATTGATCAGGCTCAGTCCCTTAACGTGTTCTTCCGACCAGATAGTCATATCAAATACATTCATGCTGTGCATTTTCAAGCATGGAAACAGGGTTTAAAAACAATGTATTACTGCCGTTCTGATAAAATCGCTAAGGCTGATAAAGTAGCCAAGCGTATCGAACGTGAAGTAATTAAAGAAATTAACTTGCACGATCTTACCGAAGGTAATGAGTGCTTAGCATGCGAGGGATAAGATGGTAAAGAAAACAACAACAAGAATGACGGATGAGAGAACATACTTTAAGCCGTTCAACTACCCATGGGCATATGAAGCATGGTTAAAACATGAGCAAGCCCACTGGTTACATACAGAAGTTCCAATGATGGAAGACGTTAAAGATTGGAAAAAGAAATTAACTAAGGAAGAGAAACAATTCTTAACTAATATTTTCCGATTCTTCACACAGGGTGACATTGACGTCGCTGGTGGTTACGTTAAGAACTATCTTCCATATTTTCCACAACCAGAAGTTCGTATGATGTTGATGGGATTTGCGGCACGTGAAGCACTACACATTGCTGCATATTCACACCTGATTGAAACATTGGGTATGCCAGAATCAACTTATAATGAATTTCTAGAATATCAAGAAATGCGAGATAAGCACGATTATGTTACCGAACTCTCTTCGAAAAATGGTACGCTCGAGTCTACAGCAACGCACATCGCTGTATTCTCTGCTTTCACCGAAGGTATGCAGTTGTTTAGTTCTTTTATTATGCTTCTTAATTTTCCTCGTCATGGTTTGATGAAGGGAATGGGTCAGATTGTTACATGGTCTATCGTTGATGAAACCATGCATGCTGAAAATATGATTAAGTTGTTTAAAGAATACATCAAAGAAAATCCAGAAATCTGGAATGATTCTTTGAAAGGTAAAATTTATACTATCGCTGAAAAGATGGTAGAACTTGAAGATAAGTTCATTGACCTTTCATTCGCCAATGGTGAGATGAGAGATCTACAATCAGAAGATGTTAAACAGTACATTCGTTACATTGCGGATCGTCGTTTAATTTCTCTTGGTATGAAAGGTATCTTCAAGGTTAAGAAGAATCCTCTACCATGGGTTGAGGAAATGATTAATGCCCCAGTGCACGGTAACTTCTTTGAGAATCGTGTTACAGATTACGCTAAGGGTGCGTTGTCTGGAAGCTGGGATGACGTATGGGGAAAGGCAGCATGACCACTAAAGTATTTGAATGCGAATCTTGTGGGGCAGAAGGTAAGATAGTTATCAAAGGTACTGATACTCAGTATGAAGATATTGTGTATTGCCCTCTGTGCTCTGCAGATATCTATGAAGAAGAGGACTTCACAGAGGAAGAATAAATAGTTGGTTAACACTGACTTTTATTCTAATGTGGACTTATAATAATTTAATCGTTGAAGAACTACCAGAAGACTGTGTTGGTTTTGTTTATTTGATTACGAACAAAACCAACAACAGAAAATACATCGGTAAGAAACTAGCCAAGTTCTCAAAGACCACTACTAAAACAGTGGTCTTAAAGAATGGCACAAAAAAGAAAAAGAAAATCAAATCAAAGATTGATTCTGATTGGATGGATTATTATGGATCTTCTATTGAATTGAACAAAGATATAGAATTACTTGGTAAAGAAAACTTCATAAGAGAGATTCTTTTCTA